CCCAAATAAAAATGTATCGTTTAGACGATTTTCATAGCAGAACAGTAACAATAAATACTCCAATAATAGAAGACATTTTAGATATAAGAGTATCCCTTGACATTGCTTTCATTGTCACACACATAAGATCTAGACAAAATGGTAATTTAGAAATCAGAGTTGCAATAAATGAAGCACAAAAGATTAGACATGAGATGGTAGGAAAGGCAATATATCCTCGTCTAAAAACAGACAGACATTTCTATGAGTATGAAAGACTTGGAGATTCAGATGATAGAAGAACTCCAGATTACATAGATGATGCAAATAGGGTCATTCTTGAGATAGGAGGATCTACGCCAAAAAATGAAAGAAATTATTATAATGACAAAACTCAGACATACAGGAATGCAATTGACAATAGAAATGCAATTAGATCAGCAGAAGGGAGACCAGTCTATGATTACTTAGTTTTTGTGACAAGTGGAGGCTCGGCAACTATGAATTTTGATTTTGTGGATGACAGAATTCTACCCAGAGTCAAAGAATATTTTCAAAAATATGACATTGTTGTAGCTGAACTAGACAAAATGGGCATCAATGCATTTGTGACAGAAGATAACGATGAAGAGGAGATGAACAAAATATTGAGTAGCTTGAACAATGCAAACTTATTTTGCAAAAACCTAATACCTGAGAGAGATGAAAGAAGAGATCCTTTGATTATTTCAAAGGAGTTCATAGATGCCTGTTATCAAGACAGAGATGATGAATTCTACTCTAAAATTTTGTTAGATCTAATGGACATGTCAAGGAAAACACAACCAACTGAGTTAGAGTCAAAAGATCCATTGAGAGTATTGTCAGACTTAAGAGAAACCTTTAGAACTGAAATAAAGAAAAAAGCTCCTTTGGGTTTTAGGACAAAAATGAAAGCCATCAGTAACTTTTGTATGATATATCCCAAAACAACAAAGAGAAATCAGGACATCCTGAAAGACACTCATTTATTTGAGAAGAAAGATTTCCCAGTGGCAACAGGGATAGTTGGAAATGACAAAATGGCAATTTTAATAAGATCAATACTTGCGTCGGTTGATCAGAAAAATTTCCCAGTCACAGATTTATCTGAGATGAGAAAAAAGGCTGAATCTGTAAAGTGGCTCATGACAGATGAAGAATATGAGGATGTTTTGATGAAATCAATGGCAAAATATGGAGGTACAATGGATACTCTCTGGGCAGATAGAAAGTTCAAAGAATACCTGAATAGGTCCATAAGGTTGTATAAACCAGAATTTGAAAACAAGGCACTACCAAGATTAAATCAAATTGATGCAAAACTGATAAAGAAGGACTTGAAACTAAGATTGTTCTTATCCGATCATGGAGCTTATTCACTGTCTGAAGACGAGAAAAAATTGAAGCCAACTTTTGAAAAAAATGATAGGAATAAGACTTTTTCTTTAGATATCCCAACCACAGATATAATGAGATGTCATTTGACCATGGATTGCTCAAAAACAGGCAAGCATGCTAAAACAGATTTTTACAGAGATTGTAAGAGTCTGGAAGATTTGGCTGAAAGTTTTGCATCAATGGATGATGATGGGATGATAGTTGAGAGAAAGAGATCAATTTCTGAAGAAACGCTAGATTTAATTCTAAAAACTGACATATGCCAGTCTCTTAGTCTCATCTCAATGATAACATTCTACACTTTACTGTCTTACAAAAAATTACCACTGAGCTCTACATCTTGGGTTTGCAGTAAATTACCATGGTTCAATCTATGGGTTTTTCATAGAATAAGATTAGGGAACAACACAAAAGAAATCGTCCTCTTTTATGTTTGGGAGACAAGTGACTTTGGGATCATTGAAGGTCCTTGGCATAAAGTAAGAAAACATGGAAAATATTCCTCAAGCAGTATATTTTCCTTAGATTCAGCTAGGATAATGAACCATATTGGAATTGATTTGAGATTTGCAAATCATTTGTTCTCTATTTATGAAGACAAAGATCTTATCATACCTGGAGCACTTAAAAATAATAGCCTCACATCATCAGAGCAATCAAGAAAGAGGGATTCGAACAGAATCGCTGCCTTTACGCTTATGGGTATGCTAGAAGGGAAGAAAAATACTTCAGCTGATTTACTGTTAAATAGATACCTAATCATGGGGTCTCTGTCCTCAGTAAAGAATCAGGTGGCAAAGATAAAAGATAAATATTCATTTATGTTGAAAAGTAGATTTTCTGCATATGTCTATAATTGTGTTCTAGACACTATCGAAAGACACCTTTTGCATCCACCAGAGATAGAGGGAAATGACTTCTCAAAAGAAAATTTTGAGCGAAAAGAAGTGAGAAAGATAAAAAATCTTTTTTGCTATGTATCACAGGACTATCAAGATGACATAAGTCATTTCATCAATTGGAATTTGTACCAAGGTTTTTACTTAGCAGCAAGTGCTGGAAGTGAAGTTCATGGGAACAAACAGATTGTACAGAAAATGCTAAAAATAGAAGTAGTCTACTTGAAAGAAATATTTGAGAAGAGGGCTAATGGAGAGACTTTTAGATATATGAATCCTTTCGAAAAAGAGATTCCTCTTCCAGAGTCCCTTGGTGCATATGAAAGTTCATTTTTGGTGAAAATGCTCATGAGAAGGACAGCCCAAGACACAATGAAAAAAAGGTCTGGCCCTGGATACCAGGAAACAATATGGCTGGACTTCGTCTCAGAGGTCAACAAGAAACAATTATTAAACATTGCAACATTTAAAGCAAGTGCAACAAGAGGGGATACATATGAACCAATAGAAAGAGACAAAAATGGAAAGAAAAAGAAAAAGAAACTAATAAGGAAAAATAAAAAAGTACTGGAAGCATTGTTAGAAGCAATTAAGAACAAAGAAGTGGAGATGAAACCATATGAAAATATAACTTTAATTGTTAAAAATGTGAAATGCATTTTCATGAATGTTTTCAACAAATCTCAGAGACAAGGTGAAAGAGAAATCAGCATAATGGACTTGAAATCAAGACTTTTACAATTTTTGATCGAGATTTTAGCAAAATGCATAGCTAAGAGACTAGACGAAGAGGGTGTTACGAATCCAAAAAAGATTAATTCATTGAAATCAATGATGTCGAAATCAAGAAAAAATGCAATGAGGAGTGCCGAACAATGGGAAAGCAGAAATAAAACCTTTTTGAAAAATAAGATAATAAAAGAGCAAAAAGAAAAAACTGAGAAGAAAATAATGACACAAGATGAAAAAGCTGAAAATTTTAGACAGGAATTTTTATACTCAGCCACACAATTAAAGGACATGTTTGAAGAAGAAAAAAAGAGAAATGAGCATGAAGACAATCTTTCTGAATTAATGAGAATACAAGATGAGTTAGATATGGATGTTCATAATTTCATTGAAGCACTGTCTGACAGATTACAACTAGGAGAACTTACTGATGATGAGCTTCTTGATCTAGAGGCAATATCTGAAAAAATGTT